CGATATCAACATCGCCACTGACGAACTGGTCAGAACCTTTGATTGGTATCCTGATCTTAATGATGTACGTCAACGTGTCGTAATTGACATGGTGTTTAACCTTGGCATGCCGCGCTTTCAACAGTTTAAGAAAATGATCCAAGCCTTGGATGAAGGAGACTACAAAGAAGCATCAATCCAGATGATGGACAGCCGTTGGGCATCTCAGGTAGGTGCCCGAGCAGAACGTTTACGGGATATGATGGAAACAGGTGAAGATTCAACTGATTTTTAAATCAACCATTGTTTACCCTCTTCTCCAAGCACTTTATCCGCAATGTTAATTTTAGATCGCAGTGCTTTTAATATCTTTTCATCAACCGTCCCAGGTGTTACAAAATCTATATAGGTGCAAAAATTCTTCTGTCCAATCCGGTGAATCCTATCCTCAGACTGTAATCTACTCTCAAGATCATAGCTGTTACTGTAGTAAATCATGGTAGATGCTGCGGTAATCGTAATCCCATAACCGCCCGTCTTCGGTTGTCCTACAAAAAACCGTAAAGGCGACTGCATATCCTGAAATCGTTCAACAATATTGACGCGATCTTCCGAGCTAGTCGAACCATAGTAAGAAGCAACACTGTCTGTCCCATATTGATCGGCAATCGCTGACTCTATCTGTTTAATGTTGTGTGTGAACGTAGCCCAGATCACGACTTTGCCGCTAGTTTCTTCTAAAACCTCCATCAGATTATTGATTCGTGTCTTATCCAAGTCTTGTATCTCGCCATCGTCTGTTGTCAGAATGCCGCAGACAATCTGCTGTAACCGCATAATCTGTGTTAGCACGCTAGTAGTGGTTGCTAGCTCTCCATTTTCTAATTTTGCCAAGGCTAACTTCTTCATCTGGGCATACACCGGTTTTTGCTTATCAGACAAACTGATGTAACGTGGTTGATACACTTTCTCCGGAAGATCCAGGCATTCGTCTTTTGTTACTCGAAAGCTAAATCGACTGAGCTTTTCTGTCAGTTCATCTAATTTTTGATAGCCAACAATGTCTTTAAATACTTTTGGGCCGATCGACTTGTTGACCACAACGGCATACCTAGCACGAAAGCTATAAAAACTTTTAAATCCAAGCGCATTTGGCGACAAAAAAAGACACTGTGAATATAGGTCGATCGGTGACTTTGTGATCGGAGAGCCGGTCAAAATACGTCTGTACTTTGATATGCGTCCGAGAGCTATGCAATTTTTTGTTCTGGATGCAGAACTGTTCTTAATCGTCGTTGATTCGTCAACGATGACCATGTTTTCTGGAAACAACTCTAAAAACCGGTGGGCAAATTTCATTCCTTTTTCTGAACTGAGTGCCTCAATGTTCATAATGAACAGTTTTAGTGGCCCTGGGTTGAGCATGAAATGAACAAGTTCTTTTTCATATGCCTTTGTGTGATTAGGTTGCCACATTAATATATCGGTTTGTTCTAAGTAATCCTCGTGCAAGTGGTTTGGTATCTCTTTATGCACCCAATTTCCAAAAACACCTTTTGGAGCTAACACTAGAACCGCATCAAGCTGCTTTTCTACATACAAAGCACCGATGGTATCGATCGCTACTTTTGTCTTGCCTGTGCCCATCTCCATGAACAATGCGTAGTATTTCGCAGACCACGAAACATCGAAAGCCTGCTGTTGGTGTTGGTATGGTTTTGTTTTGAACTGATACATAATTTCCCCTTGACGTATGAGATTTTATCTAATTAAATAAGAACTGTCGAGGGTCTTATCCACTCTCTTAAACAAGAAGGAATGAACATGGCTAAAGAAAACGTAGCCTCAATTTTTGAACAAAGGGCAAGGGACAAAACGTCACAAATTGAGGATTTGAAAAACGATGATCAAGAGTTAGTTGGTCAAAAAATTCGTATGGCTAACCTACTCGAAGATGAAATGAAGATGTTAGAGGACGAAATTAAGTCGAAAAAAAAGGAATACGATCGATTAATTTACAATGAAATCCCTGAACTTTTTCAAGATCTTCAACAACTTGAAGTCAAGTTGCTTGATGGCTCGTCCATAAAAATTGAGTCATTTTACAGCGCAACCATTAAACTGGAAGATCGTGAGGAAGCCTATCAATGGCTTCGTGATCACAACTATGGAGATCTTATTAAAAATGAGGTCAAAGTCGGCTTCCAATCAGGTGAAGATGAAAAGGCTAGTGATCTGATGCAAATAATCCAAGAGATGGGTTTAGCAGAAAAAACAGAAAACAAAGAAACGATTCATCACGGAACTTTACGCAAATGGGTGCAGGAGCGTTATGAGCAACCCGTCCCAGGAGAGGTGGTCCCCGTCGAATTGTTTGGGATATACAATGGTAAAAAAGCAAAGATAAAAAGAGGCACTAAATAATGGCAACAGCAAAAAAAGTGGCAACTAATGCAAAAAAAGAAGTCGCAGTCGCAGACATTTTTGAACAAAACGCTGGACGTAGGTTTGACATAGATCAAGACGACAAATCCATACCGTTTATCAAAGTTTTGACTGCCGAAATGGCTGATGATTATGACGCTAAAGGTGGAGACATCTTACACACGTCCACAGGTCAAATTTATAAAGGATCTGAGGGTATTTATGTGATACCGATAGCTTATGAGCGTGTGTTTATTCATTGGCAAGATCGCCAACTATCGGATACCAAGGCCCCTGTCCGTATTTACAAAAAACATGAAAAGTTGCCCAAAACGTTCCGATCAGAAGATCCTTCAGACTTCAAAGATTACATCAGCGGAGGACAAAAGAAAGATTATCTGGAAGATACCCGACAGTGGTATGTCATGGTTTACGATGAAGAAAACGGCTGTAATGCTGGCATGATTGCTATGAAAAGCACTCAATTGAAAAAATCGAAGGCTTGGATGGATTTATGCGAAAGTCGCAGGAAAAAAACAGCAGACGGAAAATTATATGCTGCTCCATACTGGTCTCATCTCTATTGCTTGAAAACTAAACAAGTCACCCGAGAACCCAATCAAAGGTGGTATGAATGGTTGCCTGCATTACATCGAGCAATGTCGGATAAAGGTGCAGATTTACCGATAATCGAAGAATGTATTCATTATGAAAATATGTTCTTTGAAGGACAGATTGAAGTGAAGTACGAAGAAGAAAATGACGGAGAGCTAGTCGAGGACGCTGGACCCGGATTCTAAGTTAAGTTGCGGCCTTCGGGCCGCTTTTCTTTGGAGAACTTTATGTCAGATGTAGAACGCTTTGCGTCTATTTTTGACGGACTACGATCTGCTTTTGGCACTTACGAAATAAATAATAAGCAGTTAAACGGAAAGAACACCGGACGTGCGTCTGTAAAAAAAGAACTACGCAAAACGACAGATTGGGAAGGGCACCTTTCAGGTAAAGGAGCTTCTATTGGTATTATCCCAATCAATGAAGACAACAACGTAAAATGGGGATGTGTGGATATCGATCAATATCCACTGGACCACGGCGCGTTGGTTACTAAAATTCGACAACTTAAATTACCTTTAGTGGTCTGCCGGTCAAAGTCCGGGGGAGCACATTGCTTTTTGTTTTCTGATGATTGGATAACCGCTAAGTTAATGCAGGAAACGCTGAATCATCTTGCCGCTTCTTTAGGCTATGGCGGTAGTGAAATATTTCCAAAACAGATTAAGTTGAACTTAGATCGAGGCGATGTCGGTAACTTTTTAAACATGCCTTACTATGACGCAGAAGATGGACTGCGTTACGCGATTCTGGATGACGGAACAAGTGCCACGCTCCAAGAGTTTTTTGATTTATACCAAACCTATGTTCAGACAGTAGAGCAGATACAAGCCCTGCAGGTCCAAGAGACAGTTATCGTTACTGATACAATCCTTACCGATGCTCCGCCATGTATTCAACACTGTACCGCTCAAGGATACCCAGAGGGCACGCGCAACAACGGATTATTTGGAATAGGTGTGCTGTTGAGAAAAGCAGCACCAGACAGTTGGGACACTTTGATACAAGAGTGGAACATTAAATACATGGACCCACCGTTAGCTCTGCCCGAAGTGGCAACTGTGGCAAAACAAGTTGGCAGAAAAGATTACATTTATAAATGTACAGACGCTCCATACGTTTCTTTTTGTAATAAGGAACTATGCCGAACCAAGAAGTATGGTATTGGGTTTGCTCAATCAGGGGCCTCTATGGCGAACCTGAGAAAATACAACTCAAATCCCCCAGTATGGTTTATTGATGTTAACGGGATACCGTTAGAGTTAGATACGGATAGTCTGTTAAACCAAAGCGATTTTAAACGACACTGTCTCAATCAACTTAACATTATGCCGCAAACCCAGGATAAGAAAGCGTGGGAATCGCGGATTAATCAACTGTTACAGGAAATGAATGAAACAGAAGGAGCCATCATTGAAGTCAGCCAAGACGCTTCAGTAGATGGTCAGTTCTATGATTATCTTGAAGAGTTCTGCACCAACATGCAGAAAGCACAAGATCGTGAAGAAATTTTACTACGTCGGCCCTACACTGATGAAGAGGAGGGTATGACCTATTTCCGTCTGAAAGATTTTGAGTCCTTTCTGCGTAAAAACAAATTTTTTGAGTATAAGTCACATAAGATCGCGCAACGTTTGCGTGATCGTAATGGTCAGTCAAAAGTCGTTAAAATCAAAGGTAAGCCTATTCGTGTTTGGGTTGTCCCAGCGTTTGACGAAATGGTAGGTGATATCAAACAACCGATCATAGGAGATACACATGAGGCACCGTTCTAATGTTTCGGATATTCGGACCGCCCGGCACCGGAAAAACAACACGACTGCTGGACATGGTAGATCAGTATTTGACCGAGGGCACACCGCCGAGCTCTATAGCTTTTCTAGCTTTTACCAAGAAAGCAGCAAACGAAGCAAAGGAGAGAGCCTGCGAGAGATTCAAGTTGGATGCGGAGAAGGACTTACCTTATTTCAGGACGCTCCATTCTTTAGCGTACCAATGCGTGGGGCTAAGGAAAGATCAGATGATGAACAAGGAACGGTTCAAAGAACTAGCGACGCATGTTGGGGTAGATTTGTCTACAACACAAGATCTGTTGACCGAGGAGAGCACTGCGGCAGTTGGCACACAACATCCTATCCTCTCTTTGATCAATTTAGCTCGTTTAAAAAAGACCTCTTTGAATAAAATGTATGACTCATCTGAAATCGAATACAGCAGACTCGAAGTGTCTTACTTAGATACTGCTTATAAAGATTTTAAAAAACAACACGATCTATATGATTTTACTGATTTATTAGAGTTATTTCTTGAAGGCGGACACCACAGGTGCCCTTCTTTTAAGGTTTGTTTTCTCGATGAAGCACAAGACCTGTCCCCAATCCAGTGGGACATTGCACATTTGTTAAATGATAAGTGTGAGCGTATGTATGTTGCCGGGGACGATGACCAAGCCATCTATAATC